CAAACAACCGCTAACGGATGGATTTTGCAAAATTTAACAACCCAGCAAAACATCTCGACTATCGGCTTTAATATGTACTCAGCCGGAACCTATGATATGAAGGTGGAATACTCCAATGATTTAATCAATTTTTATGATGCTCTTGTCCCCGGAGCAGTTACATACGCTGCCGGAGAGTGGCAGTGGTATGACCTTAACCCTTCCATCAATGGTCAGTATTGGAGATTAGCAGCTCTTAATGGAACCATTCTTGACGTTGCCGAGTTTGTAACAGCAGGCAACCCGACTGAAATTCCGTTGGCTCGTCTCAACCAAGATGACTACACAAACTTGCCTAACAAATCATTCCAAGGTAGGCCGTTGCAGTTCTGGCTGGATAGGCAACTTAATGCTCCAGTTATGAGTCTGTGGCCGACGCCAAACCAAGCTGCTCAATTTGCGCAGATGGTTACATGGCGGCAACGGCACATCATGGACGTAGGCAGCTTGACACAGACTATTGAGCTTCCACAGCGTTGGGTGGATGCAATTGCATGGGAACTGGCTCACAGGCTTTGCTATGAGCTTAATGAAGTAGATATTGCAATGGCTGATCGTCTTGCTCCACGGGCAAATGAAGCTATAAACTTTGCATTCATGGAAGAGAGAGACGATTCTCCATTTATGATTTCGCCAAATATTTCAATGTATACGAGGTGATTCATGCCAATATTCCTTGATACGAGGGGGCGATCAACTCTTGGAATTGGCGTTTGTGATCGCTGCAATAGAAAGATGTCCATTGAGGATTTGTATTCAGACCCTAATTCTCCGGGATTGCGCGTCTGTTTAATAGACCGCGATGAGTTTGATCCATACCGTTTGCCTGCTCGTCAACCTGAACGGATTTCATTGCCGTTTGTGCGGCCTGATATTCCAATTAATACACAACCAGCTGGCATTTTGACTGAAAACAATGACCAGTTTATTATTACTAATGATAATGATGAGTTCCTTATATAGATTGAAAATACACAATGACAGTCCCATCAAATCTGATTCCGGTAACAATATCAAATTTGCCCATTGCGACAACGCCGCAAGGGACAGACCTGACTATTATTGTTCAAGACGGTTCTACTAAACGCACTAATATTGCAGCTTTTGTAGGAGCTGTTGCTGTCCCTTCAACGCGGATAATATCATCTGGAACAGGATTAGCTGGCGGCGGTGATCTTTCAGCTGACCGTAATATTTATATAGCTAATACTGGCGTCACATCTGGAACTTTTGGATCATCAAGCCAAGTTCCAATCTTAACAATTAATGCTCAAGGACAGATAACAAACGTATCTACATCTAGCTTCTCGGTAGCTTTTAACAATATTACTGGAACACCAACTACCCTTGCCGGGTATGGCATCACAGACGCCCAACCTTATAGTGTTAATCTTCAGGCATTCTCAAACCTTGCAAGCACAGGTCTGGTAGTCAGAGATGGAATTGGCTCAGTAATTAGCCGTTCACTCATTGCAGGTACTGGCATGACTGTCAGCAATGGCGATGGCATTTCAGGTAACCCTACTGTTGCCCTTACTAACACAGCAGTTTCTCCCGGAACTTATGGAAGCTCTACATCTTCACCAGTTTTTACCGTTAACCAGCAAGGCCAAATAACTTCATCCTCATCGGCAGTTATTACACCTCAATGGTCTAGCATAACATCAACGCCAACCACATTATCTGGCTACGGTATTACAGATGCAGTGCCAATAACTCGCACAGTAACTGGTTTAAATTCTGTTTCAGGCGGCGGTGCGCTCAGTGGTAATATATCATTATCATTGTTAAACGATGTTTTAGCTCCGGGAGTTGGAAAATATTACGGAACAGACGGTTCAGGAACTCGCGGTTGGTATACGTCTAGTGGTGGAGGAACTGTTACCCAAATTAATACTGGGACTGGTTTGACTGGTGGCCCAATTACAAGTTCTGGAACAATCAGCATTAATACTACTGGTGTAACAGCAGCTGCCTACGGCTCTTCAACATCTATTCCATCGTTTACTGTTAACGCTCAGGGCCAGTTAACGGCTGCTGCTGGAAACGCAGTTATAGCTCCAGCCGGAACTCTCAGCGGAACAACACTTAATTCAACGGTAACTCTATCTTCTTTAACTCAAGTTGGAACAGTCACACTTGGCACTTGGAATGGTACAGTTGTAGCTGGCCAATATGGTGGGACGGGTGTAGCGAACACTGGAAAAACTATAACACTTGGTGGTAATCTTACAACTTCTGGTGCGTTTACAACGACACTAACAGCAACAGCCAATACATCTGTTACTCTCCCTACTTCTGGAACACTTGTTAATACAACGGTAGCAACTCTTTCCAGCCTGTCTTCTATCGGGACAATAACAACAGGAACTTGGAACGGTACAGTTATAGCTGGCCAATATGGTGGTACAGGCGTAGCAAATACCGGGAAAACTATAACACTTGGTGGAAATCTCACAACTTCTGGTGCTTTTGCAACAACATTAACAACAACTGGAACTACATCATTAACACTTCCTACAACGGGAACCGTTACAGCATTAGGCAATGCCACGATAGGCTCTGGTTCTATTGTTTTAAATACATCTACAACGCTTGTTACTCCTAATTTGGGAACACCTACAAGTGTTACACTCACCAACGCCACAGGGCTGCCAATCAGCACAGGTGTATCAGGACTTGGTACGGGTGTAGCAACATTCCTTGCAACACCAACTTACACTAATTTATCTACGGCTGTCACAGGTGATACAGTAGTTGGTGCTGCTGCTATACAGACGCTTACTAATAAAAGAGTAACTCCTCGCGTATCAGCAATCTCTGCAAATAGTCCAACCCCGGCTTTAAATACTGATGACTTTGATATGATGGTTATCACTGCTCAATCAGCGGCGATTACCAGCTTTACGATGACTGGAACTCCGACAAATGGTCAAAAATTGTGGATTTCAATTACTGGGATAGCGGCTGTTGCTCTTACTTTTGGTGCGTCATTCGAGGCTTCGACTGTGGCTCTGCCAACAACAACGGTTACTACCAACAGGCTAGATATTGGTTTTGTGTGGAATGTTGCAACTAGCAAATGGCGGTGTGTGGCTACAGCGTAAAGGATTAAAAATGACAATTACAGTTATGGATAATGGTTGGATTTCCGATAGTTTCACGATTGGTGGACCCCCATCATATACAGATGCTATTGTTATGCCTCCTGATCAATATAATGCTTTGACGGCTGATCAGATAGTGACGATGAAACAAGAGAGATATGACAGTTGGGTTGCCATGGTCATAGCTGAATCTACGAGGGTCATAGATGGCGAATAGATATTGGGTTGGAGGAGCGGGTAGTTGGACTACATCAGACACAACTCATTGGTCTACTTTTTCTGGCGGTGGTGGTGGTGCATCTGTTCCAACTGCCTCCGATAACGTCTTCTTCGATCAAGTAGCGACGTATACTGTAACTGTTACGGGCGCACTAGCTTGTCTTGATTTTACAGTTTCTTTTGGAGTAGTAGCATTTGCTTTAAGCGGTAGTTCATCAGTAGCTATTTCTGGCAGTATGACACTTGCATCTGGAACTGTTAGTTCTTGGGCTGCTAATTTTGGAGTTACTTTTAATGCTACAACATCAAAATCAGTATCAACTAATAATGTTGCTATAGGTGCTACAACATTTAATGGTGTAGGCGGTACTTGGACACTCGGTAGTGCCTTTTCAGTAAATAACGGAACACTTACATTAACAAACGGAACATTTAGCACAAGTGCATCAAATTACGCTGTCAATTCTGCAAATTTTAGCTCAAATAATTCTAACACACGAACACTCAATTTGAACGCTTCTACATATACACTGACATCTACGAGTTGGACTTGCATAACAGCAACTAATTTAACTGTTTCAGGTTCCGGTGCTACTGTCACAATGATTGGTGCTAGTGCCAAAACTTTTTCTGGTGGAAGTGCTAATTGGGGTGCGATAACATTAGATCAAGGAGGTGCAGGACGACTAACAATTTCTGGTTCCAACACATTTGCGGGTATCTCAAATTCCTACAATGCTACAGGTGCAACATCGATTCGTTTTACTTCTGGGACAACACAGACTGTTACAAGTTTTACGGCAGCAGGAACTGCGGGAAAAGTATTAACCATTGACAGCACAACACCCGCAACTGCTGCGACGTTATCTAAGGCATCTGGAACAGTCTCGGTTGATTACGTTTCAATTCAAGATAGCACTGCTACAGGTGGTGCTACATGGAATGCTGGTTCAAACAGTACAAATGTTAGCGGTAACACAGGATGGGTTTTTACTGATAGATATTGGGTTGGAGGCGCGGGTAATTGGACAACATCAGACACAACTCATTGGTCGTTGACCTCTGGTGGTGCAGGTGGTGCATCTGTTCCAACTGCCTCCAATAGCGTTTTCTTCGATCAAGCAGGAACGTATACTGTAACTGTTACTGGCCCTCTTACTTGTCGTGATTTTACAGTTTCTGCTGGAGTAGTAACATTTTCTGCTTCCGGTAACCAAGCAATAGCTATTTCCGGTAGTATGTCACTTGCATCTGGAACTGTTGGTACTTGGGACACCAGTTTTATACCTACTTTCAATGCTACAACATCACAAACAATAACAACTAATAGTGAGTCTATAGCTGCTACAACATTTGATGGTGTAGGTGGTACTTGGACACTTGGTAGTGCTTTTGTAACTAGCGGACTACTTACATTAACAAACGGAACATTTGATACAAGTGCATCAAATTATGCTGTGAATTGTCAACAATTTTCTTCAAATAATTCTAACATTAGAACATTAAATGTAAATGCTTCTATTTTTACAATTACAACTAGTAGTTGGACTTGCACAACAGCAACTAATTTAACTGTTTTAGGTTCTGGTGCTACGGTTAAAATGGCAGCTTCGGTAGTTGTTAAAACTTTTGCTGGTGGCGGTGCTAATTGGGGTGCGATAACATTAGATCAAGGCGGTTCGACACGATTAACAATTAGTGGCTCCAACACATTTGCAAACATTTCAAACTCCTACAACGCAACAGGTGCAACATCGATTCGGTTTACTTCTGGGACAACACAGACCGTTACAAGTTTTACGGCAACAGGTAGCTCAGGAAAAGTATTAACTATTGACAGCACAACACCGGGGACGGCTGCGACGTTATCTAAAGCCTCTGGAACAGTTTCGGTTAGTTTTCTCTCAATTCAAGATAGCACTGCTACGGGCGGTGCTACATGGATTGCCTTAGACAGTATAGATGTTAGCGGAAACACAGGGTGGGTTATTACTCCTCCTATTAGATATTGGGTTGGTGGAGCAGGTACTTGGGACGCATCAGACACAACTCATTGGTCTTCTTCATCAGGTGGTGCAGGTGGCGCGACTGTTCCATATGCGGGTGTAGGCGTTATTTTTGACCAAGCAGGAACGTATACTGTATCTGTTGATGACGTTTTTTGTAACGATTTTACAATTTCTGCCGGATTAGTAACATTTAACGCTGTGACTGGATTCCGCGATATAACTATTTCCGGCAACATGTTAGTTGCATCTGGGACGGTTAGTTCTTGGTCGACTAATGTAGGAGCTATTTTTAATGCTACAACATCAAAAACAATAACAACTAATAATTTTAATATAGGCAGAACTGATTTCGATGGTGTAGGCGGAACTTGGACCCTTGGTAGTAATTTTTCATGTACAGGCAGCGGTAATGGCGGAGTTATTTTTTTAATAAACGGAACATTTAGCACAAGTGCATCAAATTATGCTGTGAATTGTAGAACTTTTTACTCAGATTATTCTAGCACACGAACATTAAATGTGAATGCTTCTACATTTACAATCACTACTTCATGGACTTGCACAACAGCAACAGGTTTAACTGTTTCAGGTTCCGGTGCTACTGTCACAATGACTAGTGCTAGTGCCAAAACTTTTTCTGGTGGAAGTGCTAACTACGGTGCATTTACATTAGATCAAGGAGGTGCAGGCGCGTTAACAATTAGCGGTTCTAACACATTTGCAAATATCTCAAATTCATACAACGCGACAGCCGCAACGTCGATTCGTTTCACGTCTGGAACAACGCAGACCGTAACAAGTTTTACGGCAGCAGGAACTGTGGGAAAAGTATTAACCATTGACAGCACAACACCTGCGACTGCTGCGACGTTATCTAAAACGACTGGGACAGTTTCGGTTGATTACCTTTCAATTCAAGATAGCACCGCGACAGGTGGAGCTGCATGGAATGCTGGTTCAAACAGTACAAATGTTAGCGGTAACACAGGATGGGTTTTTACTGCTCCTCCCACCACCAGTCCAAATTTCTTTTTATTGATGTAAAGGACCGAGAGAACAACATGACTATTGATCTTGGAACGGCAGTAGCAATGGCAATCGCTTTAGGGTAATATCCGCAAAACAAGGAACCATTGACATGGCTAATACCTTTACTTCTTATGTGGCAAAGAACGTAGGCACTACAGCCTCCACGTTAGCAACTGTTGCCGCTTCTACTCAAACTACAGTTATTGGCCTTACAGTGGCTAATACGAGCTTATCTACAATCACCTGCGACGTTTATTTCACTCGATCTGCGGTGGATTACTATGTTGTTAAAGGCGCTGGAGTCCCGGTTGGTAGATCATTTGTTGCTGTTGGCGGCGATCAAAAAGTTGTTTTAATAACAAGTGATGCGCTAAAAGTTGTAACTGCTGGAACAACAGCTTTAGCTTCAACAGCAGCTACTGGGAATGGAACAACGGCTACTATAAGTTTTGCTACTCAAACTTTTGCTCCAGCGGTCGGTTCATCAGTAACAGTTTCTGGTGTTACGCCAGCTGGGTATAATGCTACGGCAACAATTACGGCATCAACAACAAGCTCTATATCGTACTTAAATGCGACAACTGGCGCTCAAACTGTTGCTGGAACCGTAACACTTGCTCCATCGTCTGATGTTATTGCCTCAGTCTTGAATATTACCTAATAGGGGATTGATATGTCTACATACGGCTATTTGGACATCCTCCCCAATCCTCCGCAACCAACTGGTGCGAGTAGTGATAAGATTTTCTTTGAGAACGATCTGACAGTCACGACTAATTATACCATTACAACGGGTAAGAACGCAGGAACATTTGGCCCAGTGACAGTGAATAGCAGCGTTACGGTCACGGTTCCTTCCGGCAGCACATGGTCGATAGTATGATGGACATTATTTTGGAGACTGTCTGATGCCTGTATCACTCAATGGCGCAACATCTGGATCGGTAACAATAACTGCTCCTGCCGTTGCCGGAACCAACACGCTCACGCTTCCAGCAGTGACTGACACGCTTGTAGGTCTAGCCGCTACGCAGACGCTTACTGGCAAGACATTAACTAGCCCGACAATTACTGGTGCGGTTTTATCCGCAGGAACAACAACAGTTGCTCCGTTGGATTTTACGTCAGGGACCAACCTGACAACCGCCCTTGCTGGTGCAATGGAATATGATGGCAAGGTGTTCTACGGAACCCCGCAAGGCACGCAGCGCGGTATCATACCCGGCGCTCAGTTCTTTCGGTTGAACTCGAATCTTGGGGGTTCGGACGTAAACACGGTGCAGAGCGTGTTTGGGGTTAGCGTCACGTTGTCTGCCTCAACGGTATACGCTTTTGAAGGCGTTTATCTTTTTTCTAAAACTGCGGGGGCGACAAACCACTCTATTGGAACGGGGGTTGGGGGGTCGGCTACGCTTAACAATATTGGTTACAGTTCTCAAGGCGTTTTAAGTTCTGTTAACCCAATTTCAACTAGCAATTTTGGCAATTTTTTAGGAACTACTGCTACAGCAACCGCAGTAACTGGCGTAGTTTCGGGTTCGGCTACTTTATTTAGTATATTACAATTAAAAGGCACGGTTAGCATCAATGGCGGCGGTACGTTCACGCCTCAGTACATTCTGTCTAATCCTCCCGGCGGTGCTTATTCAACTGTTGCAGGCAGCTACTTCCTGATCTACCCAATCGGCGCATCTGGGTCTAACACATCTGTAGGAACATGGGCATGACTGTAACTATTAACGGAACCACAGGTATCGCTGGTGTTGATGGCTCTGCTGCCACTCCCGCAGTGCAGGGCGGCGACACCAACACGGGTGTTTTCTACCCCGTTGCAGATACGGTAGCTATTTCAACGAGTGGCACTGAGCGGATGCGGGTTACAAGCACTGGTGTTAATCTAAATGGCTCTACGTCTGGGACGCTTACGATTGCTGCTCCAGCAGTAGCAGGGACTAATACAATCACATTCCCTGCTGCAACAGACACGGTTGCAACCCTTGCTGCTACCCAGACATTAACCAATAAGACTATCCAAGGTGGTGCTATTACGTCTGCTACCGCACAAGTACAACCAGCATCTCCTTCGGCGGTTGCTAATGTTGATTTTACTGGCATCCCGTCATATGTGAAGCGTATTACTGTGATGTTTAGCGGCGTTAGTACAAACGGAACATCAACCCTACAAATTCAACTTGGGGCGGGGTCAATTACATCTACAGGGTATATTTCAACCTCAGTAAGTTTGACAACTGGAGCGGCGGCGTCAATAACTTCTGGTTTTTCAATTATACAAAATTCTGCTGCTACAGATACTATTTACGGGTCTGTGGTGATAAATACTTTAGGAAGCAACATTTGGACTGAAACAGGGTTATTACAACAATCAACTTCATCGCGGCTAGCTGCGTCTGCTGGCGGTGTTACTCTTGGCGGCACTCTTGACCGCGTTCGCATTACAACAGTCCTTGGTGTAGACACTTTTGACGCTGGCACTATCAACATTATGTACGAGTGAGGATTAACTACCATGAGTACCGTAAAAGCTACTAACTTCCAGAACGCCTCATCTGCTACCGCCAACATGGTAACAGATGCCAGTGGCAACGTGTCCTTTGGCAATGCGGTAACTGTGGCTGGAAACACTACAATCACTGGTAGCCTTGTTCCGTCCTCGTCGTTTCTACGCAACCGCATCATCAACGGGGATATGCGGATAGATCAGCGTAATTCTGGGACTGAAGTAAATCCTGCGGTCAGTGGCGCATATTATCTTGATAGATGGGAAGCAATATCTAATGCCGCATCAAAATTTAAAATTGGTCAAAATGCTGGTGCAGTAACTCCTCCAACAGGGTACACAAACTACCTTGGGTTGACTTCACTTTCAGCATATACGGTTGGCGCAGCAGAAGTATTTGCCGTTAGACAACTTATTGAAGGCTTAAATATTTCTGATTTTGCATGGGGTACGGCATCTGCGGCAACAGTAACTTTGTCTTTTTGGGTGCGTAGTTCACTGACTGGAACTTTTGGTGGGTCACTGAAAAATAGTGCTTCAGATCGTTCTTATCCATATACATACACAATTTCTGTGGCAAATACATGGGAACAGAAAACTGTAACGATAGCTGGTGATACATCTGGAACTTGGCTTACAACCAACGGAATAGGTGTAAATTTATTTTTTAGTATTGGTTCTGGTGCAACATTTTCTGGAACTGCGGGTGCGTGGGCGTCAGCTAACTACACTTCAGCCACAGGTGCAACCTCAGTAGTCGGCACATCTGGTGCTACCTTCTACGTCACAGGCGTACAGCTTGAGGTTGGCACAGTCGCCACACCATTTGAGCGGCAGATATACAATGCTCAGTTAGCGCAGTGTCAGAGGTATTATTACAGAACTACCGCCGCAGCTGCGTCAAGAGCAATTGGTAACGGATATGTTAATAGTACAACCATTGCGGATTTTACTGCACCGTTTCCTGTGACAATGCGTGACGAACCTTCTGCGCTTGAACAAACTGGTACTGCATCAAATTATACTGTTGTAGCAGGGGCTGGCAATGTGGTTTGCTCGGTTGTACCTACTTATGTGGCATCCTCACAGTGGGGCGCACAGTATCGGTTTACGGTAGCATCTGGTTTGACAACGGGCCAAGCAACACTAGCCAAAACAACAGTCACGGGTGCATATCTCGGATGGAGTGCAGAATTATGATTTTTAAATGTCTTCCATTAATTGAAGGTGAAGAACAAATCTACGCCCGTGTAGATGAGGACGGCCTAATCCGTTTGACTTGCACGGCTGAATATCCAGAGTTCAAAGCATGGGTAGCCGAGGGCAACACACCACTACCCGCTGATGAGACAGAATGATGGACACGCAGACCCTAATTAATCTTGGCGGTGCAATCATCCTTGCAGGGATGGGATGGTTGGCCCGTGAGCTTTGGGGAGCTGTTAAAGAACTCCGTAAAGACCTCCACATTATAGAGGTTGCGTTACCGTCAAATTACATTCGGAAAGATGAATTTGCTGATGGGGTCAAAGAGTTAAAAGATATTTGCCGTCAAATATTTGAGCGTTTAGAAAACAAAGCGGACAAGTAAATGGACCCCTTTACGCTTTTGGCAGGCGCAACGGCCCTCTATAATGGAATAAAGAGCGCGACCGACGCTGGCCACGAAGCCATCGACGTTGTAGAGCGCGTGGGGAGTCTGTTTGCGAGGATTGCGCAGATCACGCAATTAACCTCTGGGCAGCGGAAAAAGAAACTTTTTCAAAGCCAAGCAGAATACGAGGCTGAAGCAATTAAGCTATATGCTTTGAGAGCTAAGGCTCAGCAGTTGCAACTTGATACAAAGAACCTGTTTGTAGGGGCATACGGTCAACAGGCGTGGATTTCCATTCAGAAGGAAGTAACGGAAATGCGTAAAGAGGCCGTGCGTCAGGCCGCTATTGCGCAGAAGGAAGCCGAGGAACGCCAAGCTGAGCTTATCTTGGGTGCGTGGATGTTCTTGGGCGTCATTGTTATGGCTCTTGTTCTTGCACTTTTTGTTTATCTGACCGCACACAAATGAAATATCTGTTAGCGGTTGCATTTTTGGTTTTGTCAGGGTGCGAGGACCGCTATCGTTACCCGTGCCAAGACCCTGCTAATTGGGACTCACCTGAATGCAATCCTCCTATTTGCACAGCCTCTGGAACCTGTTCCGCAGACACCCTAAAAAGAAATCCATGCGGAGCCGTCGCAAGATGAGGATCAAAGAGGATGAACTCCATGCTCTCTTGCAGTTTATCATCGGGGTCAGCCTGTGCCTGACACTGACGGGGACGGTGTTTGCCGTGCTGTATAGCCTGATATTTGTTGTACAGCCTATTGACGGACAAGCTCCAAACGACCAAGAATTTTTCAAGTTAATCGCCCCAATCGCAACATTTCTGACAGGCACGCTGTCGGGCATTATGTTAGGGTCAAAATCTACAGGAGGTAAGGACGATGGACCTACTTAAAACATTTGGGCCTTTGCTTGGCTCGGTTGCACCAAGCATTGCAACAGCCCTTGGTGGCCCTTTGGCTGGCATGGCAACAAAGGCGTTGTCTCAGGCGTTGCTCGGCAACGAGGACGGCTCTGAGGACGATCTGCAAACGGCGCTACGTTCTGCCTCCCCTGAGCAGCTTGCAACGGTTAAGAAGATTGACGCAGATTTCCGTGTCCAGATGAAAAGCCTTGATATTGATCTTGAAGCTCTTGCGGTAGACGACCGTAAGTCAGCAAGAGATATGCAAAAAGAAGTCAAAGACTGGATTCCACGGGCGTTGGCGGTGAGTGTAACTCTAGGATATTTTTCCATTATTGGGTACGTCTTGGCTATGGGGCTGCCCATTAACGGGTCGGAAGTGCTTCTAATGTTGCTCGGCACTTTGTCGGCAGGATGGACAGGCGTTATGGCTTTTTACTTTGGCTCATCGTCGGGGTCACAGAAGAAAGACCAGATGATCTACAACTCGACGCCAAAGGAATAAACCATGAAACAGAACTTTGAAGAATGTCTTGCCCATGTGTTAAAACATGAAGGCGGCTATGTTGATCATCCCAAAGACCCCGGCGGCGCTACCAACTTGGGATGCACCAAGAAAGTTTGGGAAGAGTGGGTTGGGCATGAGGTAACAAAAGATGACATTAAAGCCCTCACAGTCTCCGATGTCGCCCCGCTCTACAAAGCGCGGTACTGGGACAAGTGCCGCTGCGATGACCTTCCGCATGGGGTGGATTTTGCTGTTTTTGACATTGCTATTAATTCTGGTCCTTCTCGCGCCGCCAAGTTTCTTCAAGCTGCTTGTAATGTGGTCGCTGATGGGGCTATCGGACCTGCTACACTTGCAGCGGTAGCAAAGATGGACTCCAGTGAACTGGCGGCGAAAATTTGCGATGCAAGATTGGTTTTCTTGCAAGGTTTGCCCACTTGGAGTACATTTGGAAAAGGATGGGGCCGTCGCGTAGCAGAGGTTGCTCAGACCTCTGCAAAAATGGTTGGATAAAATGACTTCACAGACCGGGATGACCTTCAGTGAATTGCAAACCGACATCCAGAACTATCTGGAGCGCGGGGCTTCATCTGCTGTCGATCCCATTGTTTACCAACAGATTCCACGGTTAATCACCCTTGCTGAACGACGTATTTCAGCAGACTTGAAGATTGAAGGCTTTATCGTTGCCGTCACTACAAATTTTCAAAATGGTGTTTCTGTATATCCAAAGCCGGATAGGTGGAGAAGGACTATCTCTATCAACTTTGGAACTGGTGCAACAAACGCAATCAGGACTTTCTTGTTTCCGCGTAGCTATGAGTATATCAGAAGCTACTGGCCTAATGAGGCACTGACTGACCAACCTAAATTTTACGCTGATTACAACTATAATAACTGGCTGATTGGTCCTACACCTAACGAGGACACCCCAGCCGAGATTCTTTATTATGAAATTCCAGCCCTTCTTAGCGACGTTGTACAGACAAACTGGCTTACGGAATACGCCCCACAGCTTATCCTGTATGGTTCATTGCTTGAGGCAACGCCATTTTTGAAGAACGATGAACGCATTCCGGTCTGGCAAAATTTCTATGACACGGCTCTACAGGCCATCAATAAAGAAGACCTCAAGAGAATTGTTGACCGCAGCACAACGCGAGATGGGGCATAACTATGAGCTTTACCAGTATCTTTGGTGGATCGACCATCTACCCCAGCCAAGTATCCTATCTTTCCATTGACCTTGATACGGTTGATGTTGTCCTGACATGGCCACTGGATAATAACGGGGCAGTTGATATTGCCGCTAACATTATCGACGTTAACTGCACGGTCGGTGGTTTTAATATATTTCTCCCCGCCGCCAATCTGGCATCGACAGGGCAGACCATCCTTTTCAATAACACAGGTACAGACCCGTTTACGGTGGTTGATACCAGCGGAAACACGATTGTAAGTTTGACTTCCGGCCAGCTTTGGCAAGTTTACATTACGGATAATACAACAGCTAATGGTAGCTGGCAGGTTCTCCAGTATGGCGTTGGTGTATCGTCTGCCACGGCTGGCGCTCTTGCCGGGCTTGGCATTAAAGCAATTGCAACAACGCTTAATCAGTCTCAGGAAGTTGTTCAATTCAATACCAGCTTTACTGCTGGAAACGGCAACCGCTCACAGCTTTTGCTCTGGACTGGCGGCGCAGGAACCCTAACGCTTCCGCTGCCGGGAGCGCTTGGCAACGACTGGTTTATGAGCTTCCGGAATCAAGGAACTGGTAGCCTTGTGATTGCCACGTCAGGTGGGTATTTGATTGATGGTGGTGCAACCAAGGAAATCCAACCAACCAATTCATGCTTTATTATTTGCGACGGCACTGCATATTTCACGGTTGGATTTGGCCAAAACGTAAATTTTGCGTTTAACTACACCTCCATTGCAGTGGCAGGCACAGGTAACTACACCCTTTCAACGGCTGAACAAAACAAAATTTCCTATCGGTTTACCGGAGCTTTGACAGGCAACCGAGTGATTATCGTACCCCCAACTGTCCAGCAGTATTGGGTCGATAACTCAACAACCAATGCCTTCAGCTTAACAATTAAAACATCTGCTGGCACTGGGTTTGCAGTTCCTCAAGCCTCCCGCGCTATCCTGTATTGCGATGGGACGGATGTTGTAAATGCGGCAACGGCTGGTATTTCAACTCCAGTCGCAATTGCAAATGGCGGTACTGGGGCAACTACAGCTGGTGGCGCGCTCATCAACCTTGGTGGTGGCTCTACTGGTATTACAGTATTCCAGTCATCGACTCAGGCCCAAGGCAGAACAGCTATCGGCGGGTCAACAATTGGTCAGGCTCTCTTTACATCGTTGGCAACAATTAACAGCCTTAGTACCCTAGTTGGTGGCTCAGGATATGTTAACGGAAATTATGCTAGCGTAACGCTTATCAACGGCTCCGGCATTGGCGCTCTTGCAGATATTACGGTAGTCGGCACAGCAGTAAGTGTTGTTACATTAATTGATGGCGGTCTTGGCTACGAAGTTGGTGACATACTGTCTGCGTTTAATACGTCGCTTGGTGGAACTGGTGCTGGGTTTCAGATCAGCGTGGCTACAATTACCGCTACCGCCGCCAGAGCAACCCTTGAGGTTTACTCTATAGATCAGGTTGATTCCCTTATATCTCAGACTCAATCAGACGCCCTTGCATATGCAGTGAGCCTTGGATAATGACAACTAGGCCAGTCCGCATTCAGTCAAAGCCGGGTATCAAACGTGACGGAACCGTCTTTGAAGGCGATTTCTACGTTGATGGACAGTGGGTACGGTTCCAGCGTGGGCTTCCCCGCAAAATGTGGGGCTATCGGCAGATTACAAATTCTCTGGGTGGGGCATCTCGCGGGATGTACACCTACCCATTTAACGGGTTGCTTTATACATTCTCCGGAAGCCGCAGCTTGTTTGAGATGATTACGGTTGATAACCAAGGCATTGGCTCTGCCCCATATGACAGGACTCCATCCGGTTTTGCAGACAACGCTGCAAATATGTGGGGCATGGACGCGCTGTATGATACAGCGTCAGGGTACACAGCAATATTTGCTCATGCAGCACCTAACCTTTTGGATATCTCGGCCAGCACAAACACAAATATTTATGCTGGAGACATTACAGCCTCGTCTGCACTGGCTGTTCTTTCTGGCGCTCCGCAAGTTTCTGGCGGCATATTGGCATTGCACCCATACCTTATTGCATACGGCAATAACGGTCTTGTTGCATGGTCCGCACCGGGTGACCCTACAGATTGGGTTCCAGTTGCGGCTGGCCCCGGAGAAGCGTCGGTAACAGCCCAAAAGATTGTAGCCGCTATCAATACCCGTGGCGGTGCTGGTAACTCTCCATCTGCGCTACTCTGGAGTCTGGATAGCGTTATCAGGATGTCCTACGTTGGCGGCGACGCTGTATTCTCGTTTGATACAATATCGGATGAGTCGTCTATCCTGTCGGCCCAGTCTGTCATTGAGTATGATGGCATCTACTACTGGTGCGGAGTAGATCGTTTCCTGTTGTACAACGGCGTTGTAAGGGAAGTACCCAACAATCTAAACTTGAATTGGTTTTTTGATAATCTGAACTATGACCAAAGGCAGAAGGTTTTTGCTATAAAAGTCCCTCGTTTTGGTGAAATCTGGTGGTGTTTTCCATTTGGAGACGCAACTGAATGCACTCATGCTGCCATTTACAATGTCCGTGAAGGTACATGGTATGACACAGAGCTTCCAAATTTAGGCCGCACAAATGGGCAATACCCGCGTGTTTTTCAGTATCCATTGATGATTGGTTCAACAAGCATTGATTCAATCAGGACGCTTGGGACTCTCGTTGGTGGGACAACCTACGTTAATGGCACATATTACAATGTTGCAACGACAAACACGACCTCGATTGCAGGTTTTGGCGCAACAGTAAACGTCACCGTCGCCGGAAACGTGGTTACCGCTGTGACGCTTGTGATCCCCGGCAGTGGGTACGCAATTGGTGATGTTCTAACTGTGAGCAACACATTGATTGGTGGAACAGGAAGCGGGTTTACAATCACGGTCGTCACTCTTGCAGGGTACAGCTTGTGGCAACATGAGTATGGATTGGATGAATCGACTGGCTCGACCGTCAATCCAATTGAATCATATTTTGAAACCAGTGATATATCTCTTGCAGCGGCTGAGCAGTCTCAGAACAAAAGCCTGCGTGTTACTATCGTTGAACCTGATTTTGTTCAATCTGGGCCAATGACTGTATCCGTCACTGGTAGGTCAAATGCCAGAGCCAAGGAAGTCAAAAGCGAGGCTATGGAGTTCCCTGATACTGCTACGTCTCCTCCTGAACAGGTTGTGTTTTTCAAGGAAATCCGACGTGAAATGCGGTTTACATTCCGCAGCAACGTAATTGGCGGCAACTACCAAATGGGTATGTGCTTAGCTCATGTTGAGGCAGCTGACGGTACTTTGCTGGGAGCTGTTCCATGATCGGGATTAATCCTGCTGGCATGGGAGTGATTGAGTGGGCCGATAGAATGACGCCTATCATTATAAATGAAGGTGCAAGTGGCGATATTGGCCGATTAGATGATGAGGCAAACTGGCAAGAATGGGCAAGAGGTGTTATTCTATCTAATACCAATTGGCAAAGCACGGCTCCTAACCCGTATCAATTCACCGATTGGCGTCTTTGGGCCGAGCGGTTTTTGCAGATTATGGTGACATGATGAGACAGGTCGTTATCAACTTTGACCCTCCTAGTCAGTACAAACAAGGCGGTCTTGCCTCTAAAGCAGAGCAAGTCCGTAGTGCTGGCAAGGGTAGCGACAATATGCTTATCCATGTCAATGAAGAAGAATTTGAATGGATGAAGGATAACCTTGGGCCGGGGAGCGTTAACCCCGACACTGGCCTTCATCAGTTCAAACCGTTCTATGAACAGGATTGGTTTGGCCCCGTTGCCACAGCTGCGGCAAACGTATTTGCCCCCGGTGTAGGCAGCGCACTTGGTTCTACAGTTGGTAATGTATTTGGCGTAACAAACCCTGCAATCCAAGCGGCTATCGGCAGCGGTTTAATTGGTGGTGGCCTTGGTTCATTCTCCGGCAACGCCCTTGGTGGAGCGGCCCTTGGTGCAATTACGCCATACGCTTTGAACAGTCTTGGCCTCACAGGGTCTAACGGTGCGTTGTCTGGATTGAATATGTATCCGTCCGTTGATCCGGCGTCTGCGATATTAAACCCTACAAATCCCGCAAATGTTGCAGGGGGTAGCGGAGACTATATGTCCAAGATCGGGGCAGACTCATCTGGCGTAATGTCCCAGATAATGAAAGCTGCTCCACTCTTGCTGGCCGCTTCTGCCCTCGGTGGCGGCGGTGGTGAGGCTAAGCAGCCGTCACGTCCAGAGATTGATCCGGAAGATGATCCGGGTCTGCAAAAAATAGAATACAGCCGTAAGCAGACAATGCCAGATATTTATACAGACTACGGATTTGGCCCTGAAAAATCTTTCTTTGAGAATAATCAACTTCCAGTTGCTGCTGCTGAAGGGCGGTATGTAAGGGGTGGAGGAACTGGCACGTCTGACTCAATTCCTGCCGTGCTGTCTGACGGCGAGTATGTTATGGATGCACAGACTGTTTCGATGCTTGGTAACGGGTCATCTGATGCCGGAGCCAAGAAGCTGGACCATATGCGTAAACAGATTAGAAAACAAAAAGGTTCTGCTCTGGCAAGAGGAAATTTTGCTCCTGATGCCAAAGGGCCGCTATCTTATATGAAGGGGGCAAAATAATGGGTATTCTTGATTTTCTTTTTCAAGGGAAGCCGCCTCCATCAGTAACAACATATGGGACAAAAGTTGACAGCATTCCTCAGTTTATGACTGATTACACCCTTGGCCTTCTTAGCAAGGCCAATGCTGTGGCATCTGAACCATATCAGGCGTATGGCGGCCCAAGGCTGGCTAATTTTACTCCAGAACAGACTCAAGCGTTTAATCTAACAAATGATTCAATGGGGATGTACCAGCCCACTCTTAACTCTGCGATTGATATGACGCAGCAAGGTGGCCAGTATAATTTAGCAGGGGCAGCGCAGCCCTATATGTCTGCTGCATCCCAAACGGCTCCAAGCGTTGTCGGGCAATACATGAACCCGTATCAGAACGCTGTCGTTGACAGGATTGGTTCTCTTGCTGGCCGTAACTTGCGTGAAAACCTGATGCCAAACATCAATACAAACTTTATCCGTGCTGGCCAGTTTGGCTCTGCCGGGCAACAGTCTGCTATTGGCAACGCATTGCGTGATACGCAGGAAAGCGCGTTGGCGGCACAGGCCAAATCTCTTCAAGAAGGATACGGAGCAGCAACCAAGGCAGCTCAGGACGATCTCAGCCGCCAGAGTGATCTTGCCAAAACTGCTGGCAACATTGCCCAGAATGAAGCTGCCAATAGGCTTACTGCTGGTAGCCAGATGGGTACGCTTGGCCAGATGGGCCAGTCAATGAACCTGAAGGACATTGCTGCTCAGGAAGCTGTTGGCCTTACAAAACAAGGTTTGAACCAAAAGAACCTTGATTTGGCATACAAAGACTTTGCTGATCAAAGAAAATACCCACAAGATCAACTGGCTATGCTCCACTCTCTTATCCGTGGTTTGCCATACACTAAATCTGAAGAGTCTTCAGCTACTGGGCCAGCAGATTCCTACCAAGCATCACCATTGGCTCAACTTGCTGGGGCGGCGGCTCTTGGAAATAGTTTTAGCAAATTTTATAAAGAGGGCGGCGAGGTAAAGCGCAACCCTAACCGTCGTTCATCTCGCGGCAAAAAGAGGAAGTAATCATGGTTGACGGTCCACTCTCTTTTGCTACTGGGTATAAGCAGTATGATGATTTGCTTGCTAAGGCTGTTGCTGACAATCAGGCAAGGCTAAGTGCCGCTCCAACATCTCCACTGTCAAATGTTGACCCTGTTATGTTGTCTCTTGCTCAGGGCTTGTTGTCCCCGACAAAGACAGGGGGATTTGGTGAAAGCCTTGGTATTGCTGCCAATAGCATTCAAGCTCCTCTTGCAGCGATGCAAAAGCAAAAGTTGGACGCCCAAGGCAAGATTGATGAGCTTCAGCTTGCTCGCGCTAAACTTGCAATGGAAGCTCCATATATGGCGGCTCGCGCTGAACATTACGGGAATATGGGTCAATCAGGAGGGGCAAGTATTGCCCAGCAAAGAATTTTGACAACAACACTTTTGGAAAGGCTTGGCACAGATTATGATCCAGACCTAACCAACCCGGCTACTGGCCAGAAATTTGCAGATGAAATGGAATGGAAAGAACTTAAAAATAACCTAGAAATGCGACTATATAACCTTGGAACTCCTAATTCTAACGCGGCTCCTAACGCGGCTCCTAAAGAGACTCCTAAAAGTGAAACTGATTCTGACTCTAGCAAAGCTACACCAAAAGATGATAGTGTTCCTCCACGCCCTGATGCCCGACGTGGAACTAATCCAGAAACTGGCAAAGAGGGATGGTTCATACCAGACCCTAACCGTAAGGGTTACTATTTAGAGGTTCAATAATGGCAAAGTTAGTTCCGGTTGATTTTGATCCTTTTTCTGGTGCAACCTCAAAAGGAGCGACCGGACCAAAACTTGTCCCTGTGGATTTTGACCCGTTTGCTGGAAAACAAACTGAGCCACTTCCCGGCCAAGTTCAGCTTCAAGATGTTCCCGGATTTATTAGCACAGCTAATATTGGGCCTACGTTCTATACACCTATTGAGACTTTGGTTAAGCAAGAAGAAGAAAAGAGAGCTGCCGCTCAACCAACTCCGCAGTCAGAACTTGACGCTCTTCCACGGGTTAATGTCCCGTTGCCGCTTGCCAGACCTCCTGAGTTTGGGTCGTCTGAAGTTACATTGCCGTCAGCACCTCCAGAAGAAAGTGCGCTGTCCCGTACTTTATCGGCATTTGGGGATATTCCTGAATCGTTTGTGCGTGGGTATCAAAGTGCAAAAGCGGGTGCAAATATTCTTGGACTTGAAACAGGTCAATTGACGGCTAAAGAAGTTGCAAAAAATATTGCAGATAGTGAAGCAGTATCACAAGAAAATGCTATGCCTGAAAGCGTTAAAAAAGGCATGGAAAAAATAAATAAAGCTCAAGGATGGAGAGAAACTTTAGCAGCTATTGCTGAAAATCCAGATGTTTTGCCATCAGTATTGGGGGAAAGCGCGGCTTCATCTTTAGTATCAACCGGAACAGGAATTTTAGGAGCATTAACTGGGGCTGTTACTGGGTCTGTTGTCCCCGGCTTTGGAACAG